ACCAAGCAGATGTCCGAGTTCCGGTCTGAGCTTGAGCAACTGTCAACGCAGCTTCCATTGGGTGGCGGCCAGTATCTGAAGTTGAACTGGGACACAAACAAGAAGCGTCCCATCTCCCAGTTCGTTGCAATCGATGACGTCTACTTGCCGTTTGCAGCCACTAACTTCTACTCAGCCGAACGCAAGACTCATGTGCAGTACATCACTCGCATTGAGTATCAGAAGCGCATTCAATCTGGCATGTACATGGACGTTGACATCATTGTCAGTCCACAGACGCCAGACGAGTCCAAGTCTGAAAAGGCAAACAACAAGATCGAAGGCCGTCAGGCCGATAGCTACAACATTGATGGTCTGCGCACCGTGTTCGAGTGCTACATCATCCATGACCTAGGCGATGAATACGGCCTGGCACCATACATCATCAGCATTGACAAGGGCACTCAGAACATCCTGTCCATCTATCGCAACTGGGAAGAAGACGACGATACCAAGCAGGAAATGGTTTGGATCGTTGAGTTCCCATTCGTGCCATGGCGTGGTGCTTATCCAATTGGCCTGACGCACATGATTGGCGGCTTGTCAGCTGGTGCTACAGGCGCATTGCGAGCCTTGCTTGACTCAGCCCACATCAACAACTTCCCCGGACTATTGAAGCTCAAGTCAGGAACCGGCGGTCAGACGGACCGTGTGGATCCAACCGAGGTCAAGGAGATCGAAGGATCATTTGGCCAGGACGACATCCGCAAGATGCTGATGCCAATGCCTTACAACCCGCCAAGTGCTGTGTTGTTCCAGCTGCTTGGCTTCTTAGTCGATGCTGGTCAAGGCGTAGTTCGTACCACATTTGAAGACCTGGCTGACAGCAACGCCAACACCCCAGTCGGTACGACCTTGGCCCGCCTTGAGCAGGGCATGACAGTGTTCTCAGCCATCCATGCACGTCTACATGACTCCATGGGTCGTGTGCTGCAAGTGCTGTTCAGGCTGAATAAGACTTACCTCGAAGAAGAGGAAGTGTTTGACGAGACCGGCGAGTTGATGGTCAAGCGCAAGGACTTTGAAGGCCCGATGAATGTCGTGCCAGTCAGTGACCCCAACATCTTCAGTGAGACCCAGCGGTTTGCTCAAGTACAAGCCGTCATGCAGCGGGCCAAGGAGATGCCTCAGCTGTACGATCTCCGCAAGGTTGAGGAGATGTTCTTGCAGCGGCTCAAGATACCGCAAGGCAAGGACCTGTTGGTGCCGGCTCCTAAGCCATTGGAGCTGAATGCGGTCAACGAGAACATTGCAGCTTGTATGCGCCGTCCAATCGTGGCGTTCCCAGAGCAAGATCACCTAGCTCACTTGCAGGTGCACCTTGACTTCATCACCAACCCAATGTTTGGCGGCAACAAGGTCATTGGACCTGCTTGCATTCCCATGATCTTGGACCACATCAAGGAACACATGATCCTTTGGTACGGCTCGCAGATCTTTCATGAAGCCTCAGATGCTGCTGAAGTCGACATCGGTGAGATTCAAAAGGACGCAACAGACGAAGAGAAGCAATCATTGGACAAGCTGCTGGCAACAACCAGCCAGATCGTTACCAAGCAGAGCCAAGAGACGTTTGGTCAGATCCCGCAGATCCTCGAGCAGACGATCCAGATGCTGCAACAGATGCAACCGCCTCCTCCACAGGATCCGAGCATCCAGATTGCTCAGCAGCAATTGCAGAATCAGCAAGCCAAGGATCAGGCAGCTGCCCAAACAGCTCAGGCCAAGTTGCAGCAAGACGCCCAGCTCAAGCAAGCCGACATGCAGCAACGCAGTACAGACAAACAGGCCGACATTCAGGCTCGCATCCAAGAGTTGCAGGTCCAGCTCCAAATCGAGCAGACTCGCCAACAGGCCGAGGACGAACGTGTTCGCGCCCAGATCCAGGCTCGCTTGGAGATGAACGAGTCCGACAACCAAACAGCCAAGCAGCTTGCCGCCTTAGAGGTGACAACAGGCGAAAGATTTTCTGTCTCGACCGGGACAGGAATAAACCCCAATCCACGCTCATAAGGAGTATTTATGGTAGCAATCAGCTTACACAAACAGATGGCCATGGGTAAAGGTTACCCAAAAGCCAAGAAGATCGCTAGCGATCCTTCACCAACACCTGGCATGCCAGATGCAAACTACAAGACCATGGCCAAGATGAAGACCGAGAAGGTCACAGGCGAAGGCGGCGGCAACGGCGGCACAAACAGCCAGCGCGGAAAAGGTCCTAACCAGATCTCTACCGTCATGGGTGGTCGCCGATAGATGCTAGCAGAATTCATCGCGGCCATTAAGGCCGAGAAGGACAAGGTGGCAGAAGAGGCCATCAGAGTCCGTCCAGGCGAAGGCAAGGACATCAGCTTCGAATATGGTCACCGTCAAGGCGTCTACGCCGGCCTTGATAAAGCCATCCAGCTGATCAACAGCGTCGTCCGCGATGTCGAAATAAAAACCCGAGATCTTTAACCCCAGCATACGGAGAAGCGAATGCTACTTGAAACCCCCATGTCCTTCAACTACGCCTCATTGGACGAGGCCTTCCCAGCAGTCGATTGCTGTCACGAGCCCTTGGGTTCACGTGTGATCGTCCAGGTCCGCAAGGCCAAGAATCAGACGGCTGGCGGCATCTACATCCCGGAAGAAGCAAGAAAGACAGAAGCCAGCAATACACAGATCGCCAAGGTTGTGGCAGTCGGCTGCTTAGCTTACAAGAATCGAAACACTATGGAACCGTGGCCCGAAGGTTCGTGGTGTGAAGTTGGTGCCTACGTCCGTGCACCTAAATACGGAGGAGATCGTTGGACTGTAAGGTCCGATGACGAGGAGATCGAATTTGTGATGTTCAATGACCTAGACATTCTTGCCAAGGTTACTGGAGATCCCACTGCGATCAGAGCATTCATCTAACTGCTGAAAGGAGCAGGTCATGGCCGGAGAAACACTACTCATCGAAGAAGATGAAGATCAAAAAGGCGGTAAGCCTCAGGAAGTCGAGTTTGTCCCTGTAACCACCAAACAAGGTGATGACCAGGAAGACGACGATGATGACCGCCAAGAGGACTCGCGTCTCTCAGACGACAACGAGGAACGTGAGGACATAAGACGCAAACGCCGCGAGGAGAAAGTAGATCGCGCAGCGCGTAGAAAACAGGCAATTGAGCGAGATAAGACCGAGCTTAACTTCCTGAGGCAGCGGAACGAGGCGCTCGAAAAGCGCGTGTTCCAAGTCGAGAAGACAACAGCGGCCAATACAATCTCTGGCCTTGACTCCAGGATTGCAGACACCGTGGCAGAAGTCCGGGCAGCTGAACGCATCATGGCTCACGCCATCGAGGCGGGCAACGGGGAGGATGCTGCTAAGGCTCTTCGTATCCGTGATGAGGCCATGAAGAAGGTGCAACAGCTCCAGATTCATAAGCACCAGCATAATGAGGCCGCCCAGAATATTCAGCAGCAAGCCCAACAGGTTCAAAACCAGGCCCCTGGTCCTGACCCCGACATCGCGGGCTTTGCCCAAGACTGGGTGTCTAAGAACAGCTGGTACGATCCCAACGGCAAGGATGAGGCCTCAAAAATTGTGCTGGCGATTGATCAGTCGCTCGTAGAATCTGGCTATAATCCAAAAACAGAGGCATATTGGCGCGAGCTGGATAAGCGAGTGGCCAAGCGATTGCCAGAGGCCAAAGGAAGCGGTAACTATGACGACAGTCAAGATGAAGATCGCCGCGGACAGCGTAGAGGTCCGCCAGTTGGTTCCAGCAGGGACCAGGCCCCGCAGTCTTCCCGCCGTGAAGTATATATCTCCCCAGAACGAAAGCAAGCTATGACTGATGCTGGAGTTTGGGAAGACCCCGTCCTACGCCAACGCTACTTGAAACAGTACGCGAAGTGGGACCGTGAAAACAATTCAACTCGCTGAAAGGAGTGAGGAAAATGAACGACGAACGATTGAAAAAATCCCCTGACCTGACCCGCCAATCACGTGGAGCCGCCGAACGCAAGGTGACTGAAGAACGTGCCATTAGCGACGATGATCGTGTTGAGATGTTTAGATCTCAATTTTTTAATGAAGCATTGCCAGATCTACCAAGGATCCCTGGCTTTCACACATGCTGGTTGACCACCACTAACCCCCGCGATTCGATTCAACAACGGATTCGGCTGGGTTATGAACCGATTAAAGCCGAAGACGTGCCTGGCTGGGAATATGTAACCATTAAGACAGGCGAATGGCAAGGGTTTTTTGGTGTCAACGAGATGCTCGCATTCAAGTTGCCGTTGTCTCTCTACAAGCGATTCATGCACGAGGCTCACCATGAGGCTCCTGCCCGCGAAGACGAGAAACTGACAGCAGTTTTGGACGGCATCAAGGAAGCTGCAGCAGCTGCAGGCGGGCGTGTGATTGAAGGTGATGGTATTGCGGCATTGCGTGAAAATCCTGGTCGATCTAAATTTGAAGAGATCGACTAATCCATCAATTTCTCTAATGAGGAAAAGCAAACATGTCTACTACTAGCACACCGTTTGGCTTCCAGCCCATTTACCACGCAAGTGGTTTTGTGCGCCCGGCAGCCTTTACGCTGGCAGACAACGCTGCAGTGACCTTGTTGCAATACCAACCTGTGAAGATCAATACTTCCACTGGTGTTGTAACTCCGGCTGCTGCTGGCGATGCATTTGTCGGCACTTTCATGGGTGTTGAATTCACTGATAGCGATGGTCGCCGTCGTGTTTCCAACAAGTTCATTGCGAACACCCCTGCAACAGATGTGACCGCGTACATCACGCGCGATCCTGCTATCGTTTATCAGATCCAAGCCAATGGCGCTGTGAACATTAGCAATATCGGTAACCAATATGACTTTGGTTCGATCACCGCCGGTTCTACCGTCGTGGGTCTTAGCACTGCTGTGTTGGACACTGCATCTCTTGTAGCTTCAGGCGGCACTGCCCAAATGCGCGTGATCGGAATTACCCCCGGTCCCGACAATGCATGGGGTGATGCTTATACGATTGTCCAAGTTCAGATCTCTGAGCATCAGGACGTTGCCACCATCAACGCTTACTAAGGAGCTAAAAAATGGCTGTCCCAATGCGAAGTACGGACTTTCGGTCCATCGTTGAGCCCATCTTAAACGAAGAGTTTGATGGCTTGTATAACCAACGCGCTGATGAGTGGAAGCAAGTCTTCTCTGAGCGTCAAGGTATTCCACGTAACTACCACGAAGAGCCCGTTCTGTACGGTTTCGGAGCGGCTCCTGAGTTGCCTGACGGCATGCCAGTCACTTACCAATCTGGTGGTGTGCTGTTCAATGCTCGTTACGTCTACAAGGTCTACGGTCTGGCTTTCGCCTTGACTAAGGTCCTCGTGGAAGACGGCGACCACATCTCTATCGGTCAGACTTACGCCAAACACTTGGCACAGTCCCTGATTGAGACTAAAGAAACTTTGTGTGCCAACATCCTGAATCGTGCTTTCAATAGCTCGTATACAGGCGGTGACGGCGTGTCGTTGGTTAACTCCGCACACCCTATCGCCTCAGGCACATTCAGCAATGTGTTGACCACTGCAGCTAACTTGTCGCAGACATCGCTTGAGCAGATGCTCATCCAGATCCGCAACGCCATTGACAACAATGGTAAGCGTATCCGTTTGACACCTACCAAGTTGGTGTTGAGCCCTAGCAACGTGTTCCAAGGTGAAGTGCTGTTGAAGTCCGTCCTGCGCGCAGGTACTGGCAACAACGACATCAACCCGATCAACTCGATGGGCATGATCGACGGTGGCCAAGCTAACTTGTCACGTTTGACTTCAACTACCGCTTGGTGGGTGCAGACAGACGCTAAGGTCGGCTTGCAATTGATGATGCGTCGTAAGCTTGAGAAGAGCATGGAAGGTGATTTCGAAACCGACTCTATGCGCTACAAAGCAACCGAGCGTTATATTCCAGGTTGGACAGATCCCCGTACTATCTACGGTACTGCCGGTCTGTAATCAAGGAAAGGGGCTTCGGTCCCTTTCTTCATTTTTTAATTTGTCAAGCTTTTCAAGGAGAAGACAACATGCCTCAATTTTCAGATGACCTCTTTTTAGGTTCCGCCGTTACGTACATGGGTATGAACTTAGGTGATCCCTCACCTATGTCAGAAGGCGTTGGACCTCTTGGCCGTATCTACGTGTGGGACTCCGTGCCACTCACTAAAGGTGCTGCCAACATTGCTGCTGCTTCCGTATGGACTAGCGCAGTGACTCTTACTGCAGGAACCGGCGTCACATCGACTACCACTGCTGCAGGAACCACCGTCCTTCAATTGGACGTGCCCCGCGTAGTGACAGTGACAACTGGTGCAGGTTCACCAACAACTCGCAACGTGACCGTGTCTGGCTTTGACATCTACGGCCAGGCCATGAGCGAAGTGATTGCCACAGGCACCGTTGCTTCAACTACAACTGCTGGCAAGAAAGCCTTCCACCAGATTTCCAGCGCGACAATCAGCGGCTCTCCAGTCGTGACTGTGTCTGTTGGCACTGGCGACGTGTTTGGTTCCCCAATTCGTTTCACTAACCGCGGCTACTTGGCTCGCGTGGGTTGGGACAATACGTTGGCAGAAGACGCTGCTACAGTGGCTGTTGCCGTGACTACCACAGCAACGACAACTACTGGTGACGTTCGCGGCACAGTGGCTCCTTCGTCGGCAGCTGACGGTGCTAAACGCTTGGTCGTAGCGGTCCTGTTGCCTGCATTGGCAGCCGGTCCTAACGCAACTCGCGTCGGCGCTCTTGGCGTGACTCAGGCCTAATTAACCAGGGGGCTTCGGCCCCCGTCTTTAGGAGATTGAATCATGGGAGTTTATTCCTCAGTATCAAGGCAAGGTACCTTTGAGCCGTTTGAGCTACAAGTAGCTAGAGGCCAGATTGACGCGCACAAGGCGTTATTTAAGTTTGGCATTAACGGTGATGTCGGCACGTCCGTTGAAACAGTTTGGGCTCAAGGGGGTACGTATGTATATCCTGCCGCAGCCACTGTAATGAAAATCTCCAGTTCAAGCGCAGACGATGCTTCTGCTGGAACTGGCGCCAGATCAATTGCTATTTTTGGTCTTGACGCAAATTACAACGAAATTAGCGAATCTGTTCTTTTAGATGGGCAAACAGCAGTCAATACTGGCAACAGTTACTTGCGCATTTCTAGAATGTACGTGACCACCGCTGGTTCTGGAGCAACTGCTGCAGGCACTATCTATGCAGGTACAGGCAGCGTCACTTCTGGTGTACCTGCAACCGTGTACGGCATGATTGCTCTTAATGCAAACCAAACGCAGATGGCGTTTTGGACTGTGCCAGCGGGCTATACCCTGTATTTGACAGGCTTGTTCTATACGTCTGGCAATACAAATGCAAACGCATGGACGAACTTCCAGTTGATCCAACGCCCATTGGGTGGCGTGTTTAGACAGCAAAGCTCGTCTCGGGTTCCAGGCAATGGTGATTTTGTGCTTGACTTGCATACACCTCTTGCTTTTGCCGAAAAGACAGACATTGAAGTCAGGGCTGTTGCTTCGACGTCCCCGTCAAACGTGTCTGCTGAGTTTGAGGGCATCTATATCAAGAACGCGGACTAAGCCATGGCAAACCTAAAGATCACGGACTTACCTGCAGGCACCACGCTTGTTGGTACCGAGCTTTTTGAGTCTGTCCAGTCGTCCACTTCGGTTAAGCTGACATCAGACCAGGTCAAAGCTTTTGCCAACTCAGCCCCAACCCTGCTTGTTGAAACTGCTAATACTGCCACGCCAGCCACGGCTGCAACCTTAAGTCATCAGACTTCCGGTACGGCGGCTGCCGGTATTGGTACACGCCTTGCTTTCCAGTGTGAGACTTCAGCCAGTAACGTTGAGATTGGTGCCTTGCTTTCTGCTGTCACCACCAACGTTGGTTCGGGCACCGAAGCTTTTAACTTGCAAGTCTTGTTGATGGCTGCAGGAGCAACGGCCACAGCAGTTGCAACTTTTAACAGCAACGGCAATTTTGGTATCACTGGCAACACCCTCAACATTCCCGTCACCAGGACACCAGCTTCCGCTTCGGCAACTGGTACTACTGGGGACATTTGCTGGGATTCAAGCTATGTCTACGTCTGTGTGGCAACTGATACCTGGAAACGTACGGCGATCTCAACATGGTAAACGATCACAAGTTTGGTAAAGGCGGAGGCACTTTGTTTGTTGCAAAGGGCGGAGCTGTCTGGGCGCGCAAGGAAGGACAAAATCCTAAAGGCGGGTTAAACCAAAAAGGTCGTGATGCTTACAACAGTAAGACAGGCGGCAACTTAAAGCCTCCAGTTTCAGCTAAGCAAGCTGCAAAGAGCCCCAAGTCTGCAGGACGTCGTGACAGTTTTTGTGCGCGAATGTCTGGCATGCCGGGCCCAATGAAAGATGACAAGGGACGACCGACCAGGAAAGCTCTTGCCCTTAACAAGTGGGACTGCTGATATGATGGGAAAGAAAATGGCCTTCGCAAAAGGGGGCAAAGTAAAAGCACCTTGGGATAAGCCAAGGCCAAAGGACCTGCCAAAGCCTAAAAAATTAGCGCCTGCTGCAAAAGCTAGCGCAAAGGCCGCCGCAGCAGCAGCCGGACGCCCTTATCCCAACCTTGTAGACAACATGCGGGCAGCCGCAAAAAGGAAATAGTATGGGAAAAAACATCAAATACGGCGAATTTGAATTTGCTGCATCACCTCCAAGGCCAACCGGACGTTCGGTCTCAACTGCAAAGTCTACAAAGGGCATCCCGAAGGCCATGTATGACGCGCCTCATGCCATGAAGAATGGCGGAATGTGCGCCCCAGCACCAAAATATGCCAAAGGCGGTCCAAAAGTCAAGGCAAAGCGTGAACCAGAAGCCATGGTCCGTAAAGAAGTGGCTCTTTTGCGCAAGTCTGGGGCTCCAAAGGCCTTGATAAGCCACGAAGTGCGTGAAATGTCAGGCGAGATGGACACTCCGGCCACCAAAAAGGCTGAGGTGGGCATGATGCGCAAGGCAAAAGCGCCTCTGACCATGCTTAAACATGAAATGCAAGAGCCGACGGGCATGAAAAAAGGCGGAATGGCTCAAGGCGGCCAATATGCTGCTGAAGCCCCCAAGAAAATGGCAGCCGAAGGCAAGGCCGGTAACAAGCTGGCCAAGAAGTTTGGCACCGAGAGCCAAAAATACGCAAAAGGTGGGGCTGTTGAGGCAAAGCTTGAAAAGCATGCCAATATGCCTGCTGGTAAGGCGCATGGTCCAGGGGCTGGTAACAAATTGGCAAAAGGTGGCGTCCCAACATTCTCAAAAGTTCCAAAAATTGGCAAGATGAGATAAAATTCAAACAACACCTTGGGTCTGCCACTGACGGCAAGCCGCAACTTTACAAATAGGAGCAGATCCGGTGGCAGTTTCAGGCACAGTAAGCACGACAGTCTTCAATACGCGAAAGGTCATTGACCACGCGTATCGTCGTTGCCGTGTCCCTCCTGAGGGCATCTCATCTGAGCAGATCAGCTTTGCTCTTGACTCGCTCTATCTAGTGTTAAGTGCGCTGGCCAATCGTGGCTTGCAGCTGTGGTGCATTGAAAAATACATCATGCCTCTCTATCAGGCGCAAGGCTTGATCGAGATGCCCAACGGTATCGTTGACATCCTCAACACTAACTTGCGGACCCTGCAAGAAGTCACAGGTACGTCAACCACTACGTCTACGATCTACCAAACAATCTTCCCTACTGAAACGCAAGTCACCAACGTCGGTGTCTATTGGAATGGAGCCTCAACAAGCTACGCCCTGGAGACATCAGACGATGGTGCCACCTGGACCACTCTGGCCACCGTAGCCAACCCAAACGCATCAGCCAATGAAACCACATGGACTGACATTCAAGGATCTCTAGCGACCCTATATTTCAGAGTTAGAGCTACTACTGGAGTTCTTAATCAGTCAGTAATCTTTCTTGGCAATACGCCGACAGAGATTCCGATGGCTCGCTTAAACCGTGACGACTACGTCAACCTGCCTAACAAGGCATTTCAAGGTCGTCCATTGCAATTCTGGGTGAACAGGCAGCTCAACAACCCTATCTTGTATCTTTGGCCTGTGCCTTCTGACCAGTTCATCACGGCCCAAGTGATTGTATGGGTCAAACGATACATCATGGATGTAGGCACAATGACTGAAGAGATTGAGATACCGCAGCGTTGGTATGACGCTGTTGTCTACGTCTTGGCTGCCAGGATTGCAGAAGAGACTCCAACAGTGGATCCCCAGATGATCGCCATCTTGGACCAAAAGGCTCAACGTTCGCTGCTTGAGGCCGAGAACGAAGAACGCGACGACTCTCCGATTTATCTGACTCCAAATATTGCAGTCTACACAAGATGAGCATCTACTTAGACACTCGCGGACTCAGCACTTTGGGCATTGGTCTTTGTGACCGTTGCAGCCGGAAGATGAGCCTGACTCAGCTGATGTCTGACCCAAATTCACCTGGCCTTCGTGTCTGCCGTGAGGATCTCGACCAACTCGATCCTTATCGCCTGCCACCTCGTCAGCCTGACACTATCACCCTGCCATTTGTACGGCCTGATGCTCCTTTGTATAGCGATCCAGCTGGCTTGGTCACAGAAGATGACAACAGCTTTATCCTCGGCCAAAACGACGAGTACATGACCCCATGACAGTACCATCAAACCTAGTACCAACGAAGATCACCGATCTTCCAGTAGCTCCTAACCCGACATCATCGGCAACCATGGTTTGTGTGATCCAAGGGGTCACGTACCAGGTTCCGTTCATCGATCTGCAATCGACGGTCTCTGTCCCGGCTTCTCGTCTGATCAACACTGGCGGCGGCCTGCAAGGCGGTGGAGATCTTTCTCAAGACCGCACCTTGAGCATTGCAGACGGCGGAGTGACCAATGCAAAACTGGCAGACAATGGCGCGACACCAGGAACGTATGGCTCTGGCTCATCGATTCCTGTAGTCACTATAGATGCTAAGGGCCTGGTCACTAATGTCACAGAGACAGCCCTAGTCATTTCTGGATACGTTCCAGATACCAGGCAGATCATTGCCGGGACAGGATTGACTGGAGGTGGTAACTTACAGGCCGACCGGACCCTATCGATGGTTTTTTCGTCTACAACTCCTGCTGCCTTGGGTACGGCTTCGGAAGGGATAGAAGACAACGCTGCCAGGGGTGATCACGTCCATCCAGCCCTTAACTTTGCAAACCTGACAGAATACACTGGTCTACTGCCGTTGACACGAGGCGGCACGGGTATGCAGGTCAACAGCCTAACGGCTGGAGCAGTTTGGTACAGCGACGGCAGCAACGGTTTCTTGCAAAGTGTTCAGGGTACAAACGGCCAAGTCTTGGTTTCAGGAGGCACTTCAGCTCCGGTATGGGGGTCTGCCCTGATCGTGTCAGATCAGCCGGCTAACTTTGTCTACGCCGGTCCTGCTTCTGGTCCTTCTGCAGCTACTGGCTTTCGCTTGCTCGTTAACGACGACGTTCCAAGCACGTTGACTGGCAAGTCAATGAGCGGCAGCACGAATACGTTTACCAACCTTCCAAATGCCAGCCTGACCAATTCAGCGGTCACTATCAACGGATCGTCTGTTTCTTTGGGCGGATCAATAACTGTTACGGCAACGTCAACAGCTGCCTTGACCATTGGAACCGGCTTGTCTGGTACAAGCTACAACGGCTCGACAGCCGTGACAATTGCAATTGATTCAACAGTGGCCACCCTGACGGGCTCTCAAACCCTGACCAATAAGACGATCAACGGCAGCAGCAACACACTCAGCAATATTGCAAATTCAAGCTTGACAAACAGTCAAATCACGCTTGGAACCACTAATATTGCTTTGGGTGGGACATCTTTAACGCCAGCTGGCTTGACTAGCGTCACGGTGACTCAAAACCCGGTTGCTGCCCTTGACTTGGCCACCAAGCAGTACGTGGACACCCTTGTGTCTTCTGGCATCACCTTCCACACTCCGGTCAAGTACGAAGTACCCAACACCACCGGCAACCTAAACGCGACCTACAACAATGGAACCGCGGGTGTTGGAGCTACACTGACAAACGCCGGCGCCCTGGTTGCGTTCACTCCTGACGGTACAGTCGCTTCGGTCGCTGACCGCATCCTGGTTTATAACCAGACCAACCAAGCTCAAAACGGCGTCTACGTTGTCACGACGGTTGGTGATGGTTCAACTGCATGGGTATTGACTCGCGCCTCTGATGCAGACACCTATGGATTAAAGAGTCCAAATGCTCTGGGAGAAGGCGACGCTTTCTTCATCACGTCAGGGGACACTGGGGCTGGCGAGACCTACGTCTGCAACACGGTTGGGGTCATTACCTTCGGCACGACAGCAATCACTTTTGCGCAAATCTCTGCGACGCAGATCTATTCTGCTGGCACAGGCCTGACACTGACTGGTACGCAATTCAAAATCAGTAACACGGCGGTGACTGCTGGCGCTTACGGCTCCGCAACGCAAGTCGGCACATTTACGGTAAACGCGCAAGGCCAATTGACCTTGGCTGGAAACACTACAGTCACCCCGGCTGTTGGCTCAATCACCGGCTTGGGTACTGGTGTTGCTACGGCGCTTGCCGTCAACACAGGCTCAGCTGGAGCCTTTGTGCTCTTCAACGGGGCACTTGGAACCCCAACGTCTGGGACGCTCACCAACGCAACTGGTTTGCCATTGACGACTGGCGTGACAGGAACTTTGCCAATTGCAAATGGCGGCACAAATGCCACGACAGCTCCAACTTCTGGAGCAGTGGCTTATGGTACTGGAACGGCTTACGGCTTCAGTTCTGCCGGGACTTCCGGCGACTTTTTGATCTCAGGTGGTACTGGTTCACCTACCTGGACTAGTACAATCTCTGGAGGAACTTACGCATGACAACAATTCTGACTAAGAAAAAGGACACCGCCGGAGCCCCCGTCGCGGGTGACCTGACCAATGCAGCCGGAGGTGCTGAGCTTGCTGTCAACACGGCAACCAAGCGTCTTTACACCAAAGACAGTGGCGGCAACGTCGTTGAGATTGGTACCAATCCAAGCTCACTTGACGTCCCTGTAATCATCTCAGGCACAACTACTGATGCCGCTTTGCGTATCACTCAACTTGGTACTGGCAATGCTCTGTTGGTTGAGGATTCAACTAATCCTGATTCAAGTCCGTTTGTAATTGATTCTGCTGGAGCCGCTATTCTTGGAACAACAGCAAGCGCAACCCTTGGTCTTACTGGTCAACAACTTCAAGTGCAAACTGTTGCTGCAATATCTGGCGCAGGGGCCTTGTTTGCGGGCTGGAATGCTACGCAACCTAATGCAATCAATCTTGCCCGTTCTCAATCAGGAACAATTGGAACAAATGGAGTTGTATCCTCTGGAGCCGCAAGTAGTATTAGATTTTTCTTTGACGATGGCACAAACTTTATACGTGGTGCGGCAATTGAAGCCGCAGTAGACGGCACACCCGGCACAAACGACATGCCCGGTCGCCTTGTCTTTAGCACCACTGCTGATGGTGCAAGTACGCCTACTGAAGCAATGCGGATCACTAGTGGCCAATTGGTTTCTGTTGGCACAACGCAAAACGCTCAAAGCAAATTGTATGTCACCAATACAGTCACAGATACAGCCAGTGCCGAACAAGGCATTTGGTCAATATTGACGGCAAATAATGCATCTGGCACGGCAACTAAGTCAGGTGTAAGAGGCAGAGTTACTGTTGGCGCTTCTTATGCCGGCACAGGAATATTGACTGGCTTTTTGTCAGAAGTAAATAATAGCCTTACTACAACTATTAGCGGTTCTTTCCAAGCGTTCCGTTCTTCTTTTACAAATAGTAGTACAGGAACAATTGGTACCATTTATTCTTATGCTTCTACTCCTCCAAGCAATGCAAGCGGGACGATTACTAACTACTACGGCTTTGCTCAAGACGATGTAACAACAGCCACAAACGTGTATGGCTTCCTTGGTTCTGTCTCATCTGGCGCTACCAAGTGGAACCTGTACATGAATGGCACGGCCAATAACTACATGGCTGGACGCTTAGGCATTGGATCAACAGGTTTGACTGATTCGCTCGTGCCATGCGCCATCAATCCAACTGGTGCAACTACCGTGTACGGATTCCGTCAATTTGGAACCATTCAATCTGATGTAACATCTGGCTATATTGGGTATCAATCTAATTCTTCAACTCAAGCAGCAGCTTTTACCTTAGTAAATTTACGTCATTTCCAAGCAGTCCAATCAACTATTGGAGCTACTTCTACCGTCACTAATCAGTATGGATTTATTGCTGAATCATCTTTAACCGGCGCGACAAACAATTACGGTTTCTTTGGCGGCATTGCAAGTGGCACGGGTCGCTACAACTTCTACGCGTCTGGTACTGCTCAAAATTACATGGCGGGTAATTTAAGCATTGGAACCACAACATCAACTTCCATGCTTCTGGTTAATGGCTCGTCTTCCATATCTGCCTTCAAGACTCCAAACATCGCCGAGGTGAACACCATCTCGGCAACGGCAGCAACGGGCACTATCAACTATGACATCACCACGCAATCAGTCCTGTACTACACGACCAACGCATCTGGTAACTTCACAGTTAACTTCAGAGGCTCAAGCGGTACATCGTTGAACACGGTCATGCAGACTGGTGAGTCAATCTCGGCTACCTTCTTGGTGACCAATGGGGCTACGGCTTACTACAACTCTGCTGTTCAAGTAGATGGTTCATCTGTCACTCCAAAGTGGCAAGGCGGAACAGCACCGACAAGCGGAAATGCAAGCTCAATTGATAGCTACACATACGTAATCATCAAGACAGGTAGCGCCACGTTCACCGTGCTGGCTTCCGTAACCAAGTTCGCATAAGGATAAAAAATGCCTCGTTTATCCAAGATTGGTGCTGCTGCATTAGCTGCTTTCGGGTGGACAGGTTTATCGTCCGTCACTGCTAGCTACCTTGTGGTGGCTGGTGGAGGTGGAGGTGGTTGGCGTGGAGGTGCCGGCGCTGGCGGGTACTTAACTGGAACTACATCGCTTAACCCAACTCTCTCATACACAGTGACTGTTGGCGCAGGCGGTAGCGCTGCAGGAACGAATAGCGGAAGTCAAGGCGGTAATGGTTCCAATTCACAATTTGGTTCTTTAACCGCCTCAGTAGGCGGTGGAGGTGGTGGGGGCAGTAACTCTGTTGGCCTTTCTGGCGGCTCTGGCGGCGGTGGCGGCGTAAACAATAACCAAACCACCGTTTACTCTGGCGGAGCTGGCACAAGCGGTCAAGGAACTTCTGGAGGAAACAGTTTTCAACCAACTGGCGGCTCACAGTCAAATGGTGGTGGTGGAGGTGGTGCGACAAGCGCAGGAAGCGCCGCTCCATCTGCCGCCGCTGGCGGTGCTGGTGGAGCAGGCACGGCATCTTCCATCTCTGGCGCTTCTGTAACTTACGCTGGCGGCGGTGGCGGCGGGGCAACCTCCACTTCTGGAGCGGCTGGCACAGGAGGGGGTGGCACTGGAAGCAATAGCTCAACTGCTGGAACTGCTGGAACAGCAAACACTGGTGGCGGTGGAGGTGGCGGTGGACTTAGTCAAGCTTCTGGCGCAGGCGGCTCAGGCATCGTCATCATTTCCTACACAAGCGCAACACAATTATTTGGTGGTGGAACTGTTACCCAATCAGGCGGTAACTTCATTCACACATTCACATCTTCTGGCGCACTTAGCCCCTTGTCATCTGTGACGGCAAGTTACTTGGTAGTGGCTGGTGGTGCTGGTGCAGGTAGAACTGCAAACGGTTCGGGCGGCGGCGGTGCTGGTGGCTTACTTACTGGCTCTGGACTTGTACTAGATGCCAATTCAATTTATACGGTTACGGTAGGGGCTGGAGGTGCGGGTAGCACTTCTGCTTCGGTTGCTGGAACAAGTGGCACTGCTTCATCTTTTACCGCAGTTTCCACTTCAGCGGTTGGCGGCGGTGGCGGCGGCTCTGGAAGCACCGCAGGCACTAACGCCGCGCCTCTTACTGGTGGTTCAGGTGGAGGCGGAACAGGTAGCGCCAGTGGTGCAGGCGCATCTGGTGCGGCTGGAACTTCTGGTCAAGGAAACACGGGCGGCACAGGTGCTATCAACACTGGTGGCGGCGGCGGCGGCGCAGGGGCTGTAGGTGCAAATGGTACAGCCAGCACATCTGGTGGTAATGGTGGCGCTGGTACAACTGTATCTGCGGCTTTAGGCAGTGGAACTTACGCAGGTGGTGGAGGTGGCGGAACAAACAGTAACCTTCCAACTGGCACTGGTGGTTCTGGCGGCGGCGGTAATGGCGGCGCTTCAGGTGACACCGTAGGAAGTGCTGGCACAGCCAACACAGGCGGTGGCGGTGGCGGTGGTCGTGGTGCTGGCGCAAACCAAAATGGCGGTGCTGGCGGCTCTGGCGTAGTCATCATCTCTTACACCTCCCCGCAAAAGTTTACTGGTGGAACGGTCACTACTTCTGGCGGCAACACAATTCACACGTTTACATCTAGCGGTTCTTTGTCAGGTCAAGCACCTTCATCGGTCAGTTATCTGGTTGTTGCTGGCGGCGGCGGTGCTTATATCGGTGGCGGAGGAGCGGGCGGTTTTAGAACGGGAACGCTATCCGTAGCATCTGGCACGACCTACACGGCAACTGTCGGAGGCGGCGGCGCTACAAACGCCAACGGCAGTGATTCTGTATTTTCTACCATTACATCAGCAGGCGGCGGCGGGGGTGCGGTTGCTGGTGCGGCTAATGCTGGCGGCTCTGGTGGCGGTGGTTCATACGCCAGTGGCGCTGGTGCGGCTGGCAACACACCCTCTACATCGCCAAGCCAAGGCAACAGCGGCGGTAATGGCAGTGCCGCAAGTGGTGGCGGAGGTGGCGGTGCTGGCGCAACGGGCGGTAACGCATCTGGCACTACAGGCGGCGCTGGCGGTAACGGTACTGCGTCAAGCATTTCAGGCTCATCGGTAACATACGCAGGAGGCGGAGGCGGTAGCTGTGGAACGGGAACTGTGTCTGGCGGCTCTGGTGGCGGCGGAACTGGCTCGTCTACTGGCTCCGGTTCAGCGGCTGGTGGTGTCAACACAGGTGGCGGCTCTGGTGGCGCACAAACAGTAACTTCACCAGCAGGCGGTTCTGGTATTGTGATTATTTCCTACTCAACTTCTTTTGCTCCCGCAAAATCAACAACTGGTTCACCAACATTTACAACAAGTGGTGGTAACTACATTTACACATTCACTTCATCTGGAACAATTACTTTTTAAGGAAAATCATGTCACACTTTGCAAAAGTAGAAAACGGGTTAGTAGTTCAGGTCATCGTTGCCGAACAAGATGTCATAGATAGTGGCATCTTTGGTCATGGATGGGTGCAGACTTCATACAACACACATGGCGGTCAACACCCAGAAGACAGGCCCTTGCGTAAGAACTACGCAGGCATTGGATACACCTATGACGAGCAACGTGACGCGTTTATTCCGCCACAGCCTTTTGCCTCTTGGCTGCTTAATGAGGACACTTGCCTGTGGGAGGCTCCTGTGGCTATGCCGACAGAGGGCGGCCCGTACGCATGGAATGAAGAAACTCAATCTTGGAACGCATTGGAGACAGCATGAACGACATCAAACTCTCAACCAACCTTGTAAACGGCATCTTGCAGTACCTTGGAACGCGACCCTATGCGGATGTGTTTCAGCTGGTAGACGCCATTCAAAAAGAAGCTCAAGCGCAGACTGCTGCCCCTGAGCAACCAGTACAGGAATGAACGACATGGAAGCGGTTCACGAGTTAGCCAATGAGACCGACAAGCGTTTGAGTGTTCATGAGGCCATTTGCGCCCAGCGGTATGAGGTCATTCAGACCCGCTTTGATGAGGGTTCCAAGCGTATGACTAGAGTTGAATACCTCTTGTACTTTGTCATTGCTGCCGTGTTGCTTGGACCAGGCGTCGCTGCGGACTTTGTCAAGAAACTCTTGGGGCTGTAAATTGAGCCGATCACCCTTGCCCTTACCGCAATTGCAGGTATCAAGCAAGGGATTGCTCTTTACAAGGATGCAAAAGCTACAGGGTCAGACCTTTACAAGATAACAAAGGAGATTTCAGGGTTTATCGGGCAGTTCTTTGAGGCGCAGGAAGAAGTAAAAAAGGAAGTCAAGCGCGACAAGTTAAACCCGCCAAAGGAAAAATCGCTCAAGGCGCAAGCTCTTGAAAACGTGTTCAACCAGATTGAACTTGAGCGGCAGGCAGTGGAGCTACGTGAATTCTTGATCTACCATACAGACCCTGCCTTGGGCGCCGTCTGGTCAAGGTACGAGGAAGAATTTGCAAGGCTTGCTAAAAAGCATGATGAAGAGATCAAACAAGAGGTGATAGCTGAACGGAAGAGAAAATGGCAACGACAGCAAATGATAGACAGATTGCAGCACGACGCACTAGTTCTTGGAGCCGTGCTGCTGGTGATTCTGGAGGTCTGGGCCCTGATGTACGCAATCTACCTGAATCGGGATACATAGTTGCAGTGGCCTTGTTGATGCTCCTTGTTTGCCTGCTGCTTCCAATCATGTCCATGCTGTATTTTGACATCTTGAAGGTGCAAAAACAAGCCGAACGTGATCAGGCTCGAATTGAAAAGGTCTTAAAAAACCTGGAAGAAAAGGATAAAAAATGATACCAATAGTTGCATCTTTACTAGGGACCCTGGCTCAAAATGGCCTGGGTCTTTTGTCATCTGCGATCCAAGCCAAAGGCAAGGAAGTAGTAGAAAACACCCTTGGTGTCAAGATTCCAGACAGCCCCACACCTGAAGACGTGGCCAAGCTGCGTCAGCTGCAATATGACCATGAAGAGCGGCTCCTGGAGCTTGGCATTGAAAAGGCCAAGATGGAGCTGGCAGAGCTTGACTTACTGGCCAAGGCAGCTCAAAACGATGCCGACAATATCACAGACCGCTGGGAAGCTGACATGTCGTCAGACTCCTGGCTGTCCAAGAACATCCGCCCCATGTCTCTCATAGCCATTTTCCTGGGCTACTTCTTGTTTGCCATGATGTCTGCCTTTGGATACAACGCCAACGAATCCTACGTCACTTTGCTTGGCAATTGGGGAATGTTGATCATGGGCGCTTATTTTGGTGGACGCACAGTTGAGAAGCTGGCAGAAATGAGGAAAAAATGAGCCTGAGCCAAGAACAAGCAGCATTCTTGTTAGATGCCTGCAAGCTGATCCAGTACGCTACGGAGCAAGGCTTCATGGTGACCGGTGGAGAATTGCAGCGCACTCCTGAACAGCAAGCCATCTATGTCAAGACCGGACGCAGCAAGACCATGGACTCGATCCATTTAAAACGCTGCGCAATTGACCTAAACTTCTTCAAAGACGGTAAGATCATCTGGGATAAAACAATCTTGGCGCCATTAGGAGCTTATTGGGAAAGCCTGCACCCCAAAAACCGTTGGGGCGGCAATTTCAAGAGCCTGGTGGACTGCCCGCACTTTGAGAGGAACGTCTAATGCCACAAGCAATGACCTTTACGTCGCTGCAGAACGACGTCCGCAGCTACCTGGAACGTGGTGCTTCATTGGTCACGGACCCGCTTGTCTTTGCACAGATTCCTAGCCTGATCAATTTTGCAGAACGCCGCATCAGCCGCGACCTCAAGATTCAGGGCTTTCAGGTGGCTGTTGTCACGACCTTGCAAGCTGGCGTAGCAGTCCTTGCCAAGCCCGACCGCTGGCGCGACACCATCTCAATGAACATCGGAACAGGGACTGGTAACAATACCAGACAACAACTGTTTACGCGCGGATATGAATACGTCAGAAGCTACTGGCCTGACGAGACGCAAGTTGACGAGCCTGTCTTCTATGCCGACTATAACTACACCAATTGGATCATTGCACCAACTCCGGACGCTGCTTACCCAATTGAGATTCTGTACTACGAATTGCCTGCCTTGTTGGATGAGAACACTCAGACCAACTGGCTTACCCAGTATGCTCCAAACTTGTTGCTCTATGCTACCTTGTTGGAAGCTACTCCATTCCTGAAGAACGACGAACGCATCCCAGTCTGGCAAACCATGTACGCATCGGCAGCACAAGCGCTGCAAGGTGAAGACATGAGCAAGGTCCTTGACCGTGGTGCAGTAAGAAACGAGGCCTAATATGACCGTCTACACCAACATCTTTGGCGGCAGCAACATCTCTCCTGCAGAGATCAGCTACGCTGCAGTCAGCTTGACAGCTAACACCACGTATGACTGGGCCCTGGAGACTGCCCCATCGACTGACTTGATTGCTGGCATCATGGATGTCACGGCCACCTCAGGTCCTTGGAGCTTGACCCTGCCTAGCGCCCTGGAAGCTTCTACAGGCCAGACCATCCTGTTCAACAACGTTGGGTCAAATTCCTTCATCATTAGGAACAACAGCGGCACCCAAATTGCAGCTCCTACTGCCGGCCAAGTCTGGCAGATCTACCTGACTGACAACACCACGGCTGGTGGCACATGGCTTGCATTCCAATATGGGGCGGCCGTATCAACTGCGAATGCAGCGTCTTTAGCTGGAACTGGTTTGGTGGCCATTGGGTCACTCTTGTCCTTGGCCATGCCTGTCACGTTCTTTGGAAGCAACTACACAGCGGGCACCGATGATCGTGCCAAGACATTCATCTGGAATGGTGGAGCAGGTACCCTTACTTCTGACGCAGCCGGTACGCTTGGCGACAACTGGTTCCTGCAGCTTCGCAATGAAGGTACCGGAGCACTTGTCGTCGATCCTCCTGGCTCCCAGACGATCAATGGTTCTTCTAGCCTAAGCTTCCAGCCCGGTGATTCTGCTATTATCTTTACCGATGGTAACAACTTCTACACCCTTGGCTACGGTCAGTCACCAGTCTTTGCATTTGACTACACGTCAATCAGCGTGGCTGGAACAGGCAACTACGTCTTGTCTGGCAGCGAGCTAAACCGCATTGCCTACAACTTCACTGGCGCCTTGACTGGCAACCGTACGGTCATCGTGCCGCAAACAGTCCAGCAATACTGGGTGACCAACAGCACGACCGGCCCGTATACTCTAACTATTAAGACCTCTATTGCTGCAGGTACGGCTATCAACCAAGGCTCACGAGCCATCTTGTATTCCGACGGCACCAACGTGGTTGCTGCAGATACCGGCGGCGTGGCCGTTCCTATCAGCGTCTCTGACGGAGGCACCGGGGCCACTACGGCAGGAAACGCACTGATTAACCTAGGCGGGACCTCAACAGGTATTGCAATCTTTACTGCCGCCACGCAAGCGGCTGCACAAGTAGCTATTGGACTCGATCCGATTCAGGGCGGAACCTACTGATGGCAACAACCCCAGTCATCCTGAAGTCGCTGCCCGGCATCAAGCGAGACGGTACCAGGTACGAGGGCGACTACCACGTCGATGGACAATGGGTCCGTTGGCAACGTGGCCTTCCTCGTAAGGTTGGAGGCTACACCGTCATCAACAGATACTTGACTGAGATAAGCCGAGGAGTTAAGACGTTCACAGAGAACGGCCTGACTTACTTTCATTCAGGCAGTTCTGGTTTTGTTGAGCGTTTTACCATCGACGCCAGTGGCAATACAAGCCTGATCACAGACCGCACTCCGATGACCTACAACGTCAGCGACGACAACCTTTGGCAGTTTGACGTAATCTATGACACGCAGTCCATACCAGCTGCAAACATGATTGTTGCCCAAGTAGCTCCAAATGCTGGATGTCTTTGCAACACTGCTGGCGGTCAGATTTTTATGGGCAGCATGACCGGTACAGATCGCCTGACTGAGATAACAACATTTCCTGCTGGCGTCAGCGCCACGGGAGGCGTAGTTGCCTTGCACCCCTACCTGATGTATTTTGGAAATGACGGTGTTGTTGGTTGGTCAGTAGCCGGAGCCCCAACCGACTTGACGGGTGTTGGTTCAGGAAATGCTCGCGTGGCAGGTCAAAAGATTGTCAGAGCTTTGGCACTTCGGGGCGGTCCAGGTAACGCTCCAGCAGGTCTCTTTTGGAGTGCGGATGCAGTCATACGCGCTTCTTTTGTAGGAGGCACTGAGATCTTCCAGTTTGACACGATCAGCCCTTATTCCAGCATCTTGTCAGCCAATTCGGTCATCGAGTATGACGGCATCTACTACTGGCTTGGCACAGACCGCATGCTGATGTTTAACGGTGTAGTTCGAGAGATCCCCAACAACTTGAACATCAACTACTTCTATGACGGCCTAAACAGGGCTGCTACCCAACGTGTGTGGGCCTACAAGGTCCCCAGATACGGCGAAATTTGGTGGTGCTATCCGCGCGGAGATGCAACCGAATGCACCCATGCCATCATCTACAACGTTCGAGAGAATACTTGGTATGACACCGAATTGCCCAACAACGGGCGGACAGCTGGCGAATGGTCGCCTATTTACGCGGCCCCATTATTGTGCGGTCTAGAAGCGTCCACTTTTGTGTCAAACAACCGGATCACCGAGGCAAGTGACCTTAGGATCACGGAAGCAGGTGACCAGCGGGTCACGGTCCCTGAGGAAGGCTATAAGGTCTGGCAGCACGAGCATGACGTCAACGAGATTGACGGCCAGTTTATCACGGCGGTTCCTTCCTACTTTGAGACGGCAGACATGAGTATGCTGGTTCCTTCAGGAGGCTCTAAGAACAAGTGGATCCGGGTTGAAGCCATTGAGCCTGACTTTGTGCAGTCTGGAAACATGACTGTCCAGTTGACAGGACGAGCCAACGCCAAGGCGCTAGAAGTCCAAGGACCTGAGCGCACAATCTATGCAGAGCCAGCTACCCCTTACGAACAGATCGTCTGGTTCAAAGAAGAACGGCGCGAGCTTCGATTCAAGTTTACCTCTAACACCATCAACGGCGATTACCAGATGGGCCAGATCATTGCGCACGTTGGTGAAGCCGACGGCTCTATGCTCGGCGGTGTTGCAGAAAGTTCCACGTGATCACGCAACCCGCTATAATGGGCTTGCGCGATTGGGCCGATCAGGTCGTAATGGACCTGTCAACCTATGGCGCACTCTCAAGACTAGACGATGAAACAAAATGGCAGGAGTGGGGGCAACAGTTCTGCGTAATCTCTGGACTTAGCCAAAAGAACGTTCCCGACCCTTTTGCTTACACCGACTGGCGTGAATGGGCACAACTTTTTGTTGGGATAGCTGAATGATGACAAATGAAGAATTTATACAGTTATTGAACGACGTAGCTAAGAAAGCCAGGCCATTTAGCAATAGTGGGGTCAAAGAGATTGACTCTATGGAGATGATCTTAAAGGAAACCGGGCTTGATAGCTTAGACATGCTGATGTGCACGGTCTATCTCTGTGAGATCTACGACGTTGAAGACGAAAAAAGCAAGGAGATGCTTGGCGAAAATCCGCAGCAGCTACTTGACTTCCTGAATGAATGGGGACGTAGAAAGCCAGCAAATTACGAAGAAGCCAAGGGCTGGCTCGTATGAGGATCTTCCTGACCGAAAGCCGAATAGCTTACACGGAAGATACAACACTCATTTCAGACCATACCTTTCCCCAAAAAGTACACCTGTTTCCTGAGACTTATAGCCGGGTCAAGACCGGATTGATCAACCCAGCCCATAAGGTAGCTGAAAAAGTCTTAGACGCCGACCTGCTAAAACTGCTGCGCGATAGCCAGCCCGGCAAGACGGCATTCATATTGGCCTCAGGAAACAGCAACTTTGCAAATGAAGGTGCCAAGCTCAACAGGGAAAATGACTGGACCTACAACTACAAGATTCTTCCCCTGTCACTGACCCAGATCTATGCTGGCCGCGTTGCTGCGCAGTGCGGAGAGATAGATCACACGGCAACTGATGCCACGGCCTGTACATCTAGCCTCAAGGCCCTGATGGACGTACAGACCCTGATAAAGTTCTACGGCTTTGACCGGGTCATCGTACTAGCCGTTGAGGACCAGGTCAATAATATGACCCTCCAGTTCTTCGGGGAAGCCAAGGCAACCCTGACCGAGAGCATGGCCGAGACTCACCAGGTGGTCCCCAGTGCCTTCGATTCAACCAACTTTGGGTTCTATATAGGCCAGGGTGCCGCGTTTGCCGTATTCGAATCTGAGGACGCCTTGACACGATCAGGGCTTACGCCAAGAGCCGAGCTTTTATCGGCCTGGACAGCTACGGAAGTGGCGACGAATGCCATCGGGCAGCGTGAGGATGGGCAAGGTTTTAGACGAGCGATCGAGGGCGCTGCAGAACTTTGTCAAATTTCCCCAGAACAAATTAAAATCGTGAAAACTCATGGCACTGGGACTAAGTCCAACAACGCGGCCGAAAAAGCTGCGCTTGAAAGGTGCATGAGCGGTTTTGTAGCGACATCGTACAAGCAGCGAATCGGCCATACGATGGGAGCGAGCGGACTGTTAGAGACCCTCTTGCTGTTCAATGATTTAGAAAAGGGAACTGTCCCTGGGATCTTGAATCGAAGTGAGGAGGATCATGTGTTCCTCTCAGAAGAGATTAAAGCTCCTGAAGGGATAGTGTTAAGCTTGAGTGCTGGCATGGGCAACGTGTTCAGTGCTGCGCTTTTCAACATGAGGATCTAACTATGCCAGTCGTTGACAGCAGACAACAAATGCTTGAACTTGGTGAGCTAATTAAAGTAGCCGCCGAGAACACAAAATCAGAGTATCCGATTGAATTCGTATACGCCGCCTTCGTCAAAGAAGTGCAGATGCCTGATAGCAAGTTCTATCGATATGGCAACACAGTCTACGTTGTGCATGCGTCGCCAAAGACTCCCAGCAAGGGCACATTTAGAGCACTGAATGCAGACACGGCTCCTAATTTTATGGCTTCTGGATTTGCCTTTGTGGTTGATGCCTACAAAAATGGCTTTGACACCTTGGTCACCCAGTTCAGCGACCAGAGTCTCTTGAATATCTTCCGCAATGTTGCAAAGAATCCTCCTAATCCTGGCATGGGCTACAACGTCCAGATGCTTGACAATGGCGAATATCAAGTCGCCTTGCAACTGGGAACAAAACGCGAAGGAGCACAATAATGAGTGCAGTAGTAGAAGCAGTTACTGGCGCCGTTAGTGGCGTTGTTGAAGCCGTTGGAGACGTCGTTGAAAGCGTTGGAGATGCACTCTCTGACGTTGGACAAGCCGTTGACAAATATGTCATTCAGCCTATCTTGGACGATCCGCTTACGGCTATTGCAAGCGTTGCAGCTGCCGTATATCTAGGACCTGCCGCGGCCGCTTACTTTGGAACAAGTGCAGCTGTTGGTACAGGTCTGGCTGTTGCTGGTGCAAATACGGCAGCAGGCCTAGTTCAAGGCGAAAGCTTTGACGAAGCGATCAAGGGCGGTGCAATAGCTGGCTTAACGGCCGGAGCTGCACAAGCAGCTTTTGGTCCTAGTGCTGCGGGCGAAGGTCCTATGGGACCACCTGCTCCTGCTGGCCTGGGTGAAAACTTCGTTGGACCCCCAATGGAAAGCGGTTCTTATTTCACAGAGCCGTTGGCTTCGTCAACTCCAGTTGATCTTACCTCTCCCCCTACAGGAACTGACCTTCCTCCTTTAGAAGCAAGTGCGCCGGCACCTGCTCCTGAGTTAACGCCTGAAGTTCCTGTACAAGACAGCCCATTAAGAGGAGTAACACCGAAGAAGATAACACTTCCAGGAGAGTCAATCTCTATTACTCCTTCTTCTCCGTTGTCAATGGACTACTCGGTGCCTAAGATTGACCTGACCACTGGACTCCCATCGGGACCAGGGCTCCAAGCCAATCCGTTTACACCGGCAAATTCTTTTGACATCTACGGTGAACCTAACTTCAGCTTGTCAGGATCGCCTAACGTAACATCAGGTCCAGGCATGCAGCTAACTGATTCACCCTACCTAAGCAGGATGGGTGGAGCACAGGGCGTGACAGTCCCTGTTCAAGGCATGGACCAGTTTACTTACGGACCAGGTGCTGGTTCTGAAATGACTGGTGTAAATGAGACTTGGCAACGGTTTAACGATCCTCTGTATGGAAAACCATCTCCTAGTGGCACCCTCAGTGCAAGTGGCGTAACTCCTACTCAACCCAACATCTCTTACGGTAGTGAAAACATTGGTGAGATGGGCACGTGGGACAAGTTTACAAGCGGCGACCTTATGGGAACGGCTAAGGACCTTGGAACATCTGCCTGGGACTATGCCAAAGAGCATCCTTGGTACACGGCTGCTGGTGTGGTAGCTGCAGACCAGTTGCTGAATCCAAACAAACCTCCAGAGCCTCCAAAGCCAACTAGCGGCGGTACTCGTGACAAGAGCTTCGACAAGGGCCTTGACTTGTATTCTTATCTGCGAGACCGCAAGGACTATCAAGGCGACTTGACAAAGTATGGTCAAGCTGGTCAAGGTGGTGAGCAGAACTTCTTTGCAAATGAGCGCTTTGTGCCGATTCCAATTGCTGCAAAAATGGGTGGCTTGATTCAGATGAAGCATTTTGCCCAAGGCGGTCAGATGCAAGATCCCCGCAGAGCCCAGATGATGGCTGCAATGGCGCAACAACGCCCTGCTGGTATGGGTGGTCCCCAGACCGGTCGTCCAATGCCCCCACAAGGCGGACGCCCTCCTATGATGCCGCCTCAGGGTGGTCCTCAAGGTGGTCTCCAACAAGGCATGCCTCCACAACAATCACAGCGTCCTCAAATGCCTCAGCGTCCTCGTGACCCCAAGATGGCCTACTACCAATATGGCAACCCACCACAAGCGAAAGCTATGGGGGGTCTCAGCCAAGTGCACAGCATGAAGATTGGTGGAGGTGCAGACGGTCGTTCAGACGACGTGAATGCTGTCTTGTCTGACGGCGAATACGTGATGGACGCCGAGACCGTGGCAATGCTTGGAAACGGATCCTCTAAGGCAGGGGCTGCCCAGCTTGACCAAATGCGCGCCAACTTGCGAAAGCAAAAAGGACAAGCTCTGTCACGCGGCCAAATCAGCCCAGATGCTAAGAGCCCATTGTCATACTTGAAGGGAGCCTAATATGGCGTTCACCGACTTCCTGTTTCAGGGCAGTCCTCCGCCGTCGGTCACGACTTATGGCGAGACCACGACCAACGTTCCTGCTTGGTACAACGACTATACGCAGGGCTTGATCAGCAGGGCAAACGCCATTGCTGCCGAGCCTTATCAAGCGTATGGTCAGCAGCGGATTGCTAATCTTGATCCGGCGCAAGAGACGGCTTACGACAAGGCAACCAGTCTTGAGAGCCAGTACTCTCCTTTTATGAACCTGGCTCAGCAGAACATTCAAGGATCAACTGGCAGCACGTTGGGAGCGGCTCAACCGTATATCAACACGGCTCTAGGCTACAACCCATACTCAACGGCTCAGCCAATGCTAGGCGAGTCAGCCGGCCTCTTGCGTCAGCAAGTTGGCGATACCAGCGCCTTGGCCCAACCGTACTTCCAGCAAGCTGGTCAACTGACTAGCCAGGGAACTCAAGCAGCAGCTGGTCTGGCAACGCCTTACCTTCAACAGGCTTCTGACTTGTCGCAGCAAGGAGCTCAAACCGGTCTTGGCAACATCCAAGACTACATGAACCCATACACCGATCAGGTGGTCAATCGTATTGGGGAACTTGGTGCTCGCAACTTAAAAGAAAACCTGCTGCCCAATATCCAAGACCGCGCCATTCAGGCAGGTACTTTTGGCGGTAGTCGCAGCGGCGAGGCTATTGGACGCGCTTTGCGTGATACCCAAGAATCTACCCTGGCCCAACAATCTGCAGCCCTTCAACAAGGCTATGGACAAGCTGGCCAGTTGCTGCAAGCTGATCGTGGTCGTCAATTACAAGCAGCTCAACAGCAGCAGGCTCTTGGTCAAACGACTGCCGGCTTAACTGCCGCAGACTACCAACGCATGTTGGCTGGTGCCCAACAGCAAGCCGCTATGGGCCAAGCATCTGCTGGTCTTGAAGGTGCAGACCTTGCAAGATACGGTCAAGCAGGTGCCCAGATCGGAGCCCTTGGTCAAATGCAAGGACAACTGGCTGGTCAAGCAGGCACACAAAACCTGCAGGCGGCTCAGCAAGTCGGTGCCTTGTCTAATCAGGACTTTACTCGTATGCTGCAGTCTGGTCAGGCCCTTGGTGCCCTTGGTCAACAGACCCAACAGATGGGCATGCAAAACATTGCAGGTCTGGAAGCTGCTGGTGCCACACAACAGCAACAAGCTCAGCGTTCTTTGGATCAGGCCTACCAAGACTTCTTGAACCAGCGCGACTATGGACGTGGCAACACGGCCTATTTGAATGCGGCTATCAGAGGTTTACAGGTACCAACATCAACTACCACCGAATCAAGCGGTCCTGCCAGCGTCTATCAACCCTCGCCACTGGCTCAGTTTGGTCAAACTGTTGCAACAGGTTATGGTCTCAGCAAGATGTTTGGCGGAAAATAAGGATACAACATGGCATTCGAAGACGACGCAGACAACGACCTAGACACGGCAGACGAACAAGGCGGCAATAACAGCCAAGTCGTCTCTTCAACTGGTTACACCTCGTCAAGGGGCGCGGCCAATCCTTACACCGGGCAGCTTCAAACCCTGCTCACTAAATACCTTCAAAACAGTGAAAAAACATCGACTGATAAGCAGGCCTTGCTGGATAAGGCACGTGAGCGGATCATGGCTAGGTCCGCTGGTCCGGACTCGGCAGAGATGGCGTTTCGTCTTGCGGCTGCTTTCGGCAAGCCTACTAGGACTGGGGGCTTTGGTGAGACGCTCGGTAATGTTGCTGAAGCGACTGCTGAAAGCCTAGCTTCACAGCGCAAGGCTAAACAGGAACTAGAAGACCTGACCCTCAAGTATGACCTGGCAGCTTCTGACGTCCAGGGCGAAAAGTACAAGACCCAAGTGGGTGCATTGTCCGCTCTGGCTCGTTCAACTCCAAAGGATCGCCTGACAGAGATTGAGAAGATGCAGGAGATTATCGATGATCCTAGGGCCAATCAGAAAGCCAAGGACAACGCGCAATCCCGCATCACTTACTTGACCACTAGACCCTCATCGGCACCTAAGGCCACTGAGGTTGAAAAACTCATTGACAAGATCAATGATCCAAATACACCAGCTTCTTCTAAGGCAATCTTAAAACAGCGACTGAACAAGCTCAACTACATAGCTCCTGAAGCCAAGGCTGATCGAGACAAAGACAAGCCTATGTCTCCTGCC